GATGTAGGCATAGAAGCTGAAGTACCGCCGCCTAAGATCGAGTTACCCAAATCTCGAACTGCGGTCAAATCCAAAGTTGTTTGCCCGTTTGTGTTGGTATACGCCGCAGCCACAGATTCACCTCCAACCAAGGTGCCATTAAAACCGCTGGGGCCGTTTACCGATACTTGCGCCAAAGATGAAGTAACTGCACCAACACCCAAGGCTAATGGTGGACTCCAGCTACCCCATGTTCCGCCAGACACGTAACCGTTCAGTACCAAGTTAATCAGCACAGGGCCGGAGGTCACTACGCCCAATTCAACCAACTGCAACTGCATACGGTTGATAATTTCTTTTTGACCAAGCAAACCAATCTGACCGTTATCCACAGAAGGCGCAATACGAATTGCCAACAGTGGAGTCACTTGGGTCGTAGACGTATTTAAAGGAAACGAAGCGTTTGTGCCATAGTTAAAGATCAGCGATTTATCGTCGTTGAATTGACCATCCATGATGACCGAAGAACCCCAATGAGACAAAGATGGTACGGTATCAGGAGAAGCAAACTCAACTGCTACAGGAGCTGTTGCGCTAAAAGTAAAAGTTGTTGCAGCAGCTCCGCCAGTTTGACCCCGGGTTAACCCGTACAAGAAACTTCCGTCATTTCCTGCGTAAGCAATATATTCAACAGCACCACTTGCTCCAGCGGCTTGCACTTTTACCGAACCCGATGGAGCAAACCCAGCGCCATCTGCGATGTCCATAGACGACGCAGTAACCGTAGTACCTGATGAATACCCACGAGCAACAGTATTACCATAGCCGCGAGTGCATCCAATCAAAGTAGTTCCAGAAATACCTGTGTATGCAATGTACTCGGTACCAATTAAAGCTACGCCAGCAGTGTTAAAGTTCGCTACGGATGTAAGAGGGATGCTTAAACTGGCAGTGGTAATAGCAGCAGTTGTAGTGGTAGTGCCCGAAGAAGGTAGGTTAGCCGTCAAAAACGTGATGGGCGATTGTCCGTTTGACTCATAGTGCGCAGCCATGTTACCGGAGCGCATATACGCTTCAAATTGACGGTTGTTGTTTTGGATTTGGGTGACGTAGGTCACTTGTCCGTTGGTAGCCCGGAAACCATAACGGACCACACCAGCACCGTACCACGAATAGTCGATGTAGAACATCTGCATACGGGTTAGGTCAATATTATACCCAGATGGGCCAGTGCCATCACATTTGTCATACCACTGAGATTGCGGCACGCGCACGTCAATAGTTTTAGATACCAACGCATTAGAAATGGTAGACCCACGATACTCAGGAGATACACGCAAATCTGTTGCACTGACAATCGTAATTACCTTGTATGACTGCCCGCGAATAACAATGTAGTCGCCAACAACTAATTGTGTGTTAAACGCTGTGCCAGTACCGGTTATCGTAGCCAAACCGTTTGTAACTGCGACAGTGCCGTTAATTTGGTTGATTGAGTTGCGAAGAACAGCGTACAAAGTCTGGCCGTCAAACTCAAAAAACACCCCGTTTTGTTGGTCAAACATACCAACACGGTTAGACGATCCATACCAGCTAGTTGGGCTAATGCGAATAAGACCTGTAGCCGTGGTTGATGCGCCAACACTCTGCACAGTTGTGTATGTAAATACGGTTGGCGAAGTAACTGCAAGCACAGTAAAGTTGCCGTTATACACGCCTTGATTTACACCAGTCACTTGTATTTTTGCGCCAACGGTTAAGTTGTGTGCATACCGAGTTGTAACAGTTGCTGTTGTTGTACTACCCGTCAAAGATGTAACAAACAATGCGGGCTTCAACGAGGAGCCAGTAGAGAACTGAATACCCTTACCAGACTGGTAACGGAAATACCGACGAGTTTGACGAATCAATTGTTGGTTGGGAGTGCCGCCGCCAGCAGTAAAGGCTACGCCACCGTCAAAAGAACGCGGTTCTGTATACCCAGAAGGACGAGCATAAATAACAGTATTACCAGCAGAGTTAGTGATTGCCGCCGCAGCCACTACACCGTTGGTGTTAATAAACGTAAAAGTATTTGCGGCTACTACAGTTCCAACAATTTGTGCGCCGTTAATAATTGTACCGGTGCTTGAAGTGCCCGTGATGTACACATAACTTCCAGCCTGCAAACCGTGCGCATTACTCGTAGTCACAACAACTTGAACGGTGGCATTTGTTGTAAAAGCATTAGCGCCAACTTGAATACCGCAATTAGAGTAAAAATACCCAACATAAGTGTAGGTCGAAGTCGCGCTATATTTTTCCACTGCGGTACAAGCCGTAGTAGGAATCACGGTCATTGTGTTTGTGCCACCAGCAGCGGTATACCACCATCCGTTGGCATTGGGGTCTGTGGCGTTTTGGATAAAAATTGGGGTGTTGGCAGCAACGGTAAACGCGCCTGTAAGCGTAAGTGTTGTAGTACCGGTGATGCTGGTAACGCTAATGGGCGCTTGCTGAATAAAGTAAGCGCTTTGGCGGTTATTTTGCAGCGCAATAGTTTCCCACTTCGTAGGCTGTGTGCCGTATTCAAAGTCAGTATCAATCAACGCTTGGGGTTGAGATACACGAAATTTACCAACTGGGTCTTGTGTGCCCAGAGCAGGCGTAACAAATGGCGCTACAGTACCAGAACCTGCAATACCAGTAATAGGCAAAGACTTATTTGAGTTGTAGTCAACAACGGTCCATCCAGACATACGTGCTCCTTAAATCCAAAGAAGGGGGCCGAAGCCCCCATTGCTCAATTAATCAAAGTTACCGTAGGGGTACGCAGTTGTTGTACCAATGTTGCCGTCAGGCTGGACATAACGCAGGGCCACATAAATCTGTCCGGCAGTGGGCGTTACTAAAGTTGCCGTAGCAGCAATAGACAAGGTAAACACCACTTGCGACAAAGACTGGTTATTGTTTACGCCAACAATATCAGCGGGGGTTGTGTTTGCGCTTGTAACACCCGCAGCGGTGTATGCAAAGGTCTGACGGCCAGTACCAGAAATGCTCGATACAGAGCCGTACAAGGGGGTGCCGCCTTCAGTGGTGAAGGTGTTGGACACATACATCTTGATTGTGGTGATCGTGCCGCCAGTGGGGACCACGGCCACGTCAATGATTGGAATGTCAAGGTCGCAACCTGCGGGAATGTAGCACACCCAGCCGCGATAGATGTTGCTGGTGGTATCAGCGGTGGGCACAACAGCAGTCTGCTGCGCCAAAGGCACGGTAGACGAAGGTGTCCAAATTGTTGTGTTGCTGTTGGGGATGTTGTTACTTGCAACAAACTGCGTAGAGCCACCTGAGTAGCCTGCGGTGTTTGCCGTGAGGTTCAACAAATCCAAGTAGCCGTTTTGAGTAAGCGTGCTGTAACCGACGTTACGATACGGGCCAAAACGGTTGTCGCCAGATAAAACTGGTCCATCAAATGTAGAACGTGCCATGACAAAAAGTCCTTATGCAAAAGTACCTTACCAATCGTTGCATCGTCTGCTGGGGCAGTGGCGGTAAGGCGGATCACCCAGATGGATGCAATATACACCAAATTAAAATGGTGTCAATAAAAAAGGGGGCCGAAGCCCCCTTTTTATCAGAATGAACCGCTGGAGCCAAAGACGCCCAGAGGATCAGACCAACCGAACGAATAACGCTCGCGGGACTTGTAACGGACGTTTCCGGTGTCGAAGTCGCCGTCCATGCTGTTACTCAGAGGAGTACGCACGAAGTGCTTCAAACCGTTAGGCACGTCAGTTGTCAAGAACCAAGCGTTGTTGTCGGTCAAGAAGTGGTTAATGGTGTAACCTTGAGAGATTGAACCATTGTTCTTGATCGCGTTGATATCGTTGTTGTTGGTGCCGACACGCAGTTCGGTTTCCAACAGGCGAGTAGCCACGAATTGCAACGTCGGAGGAACAATCAACTTCTTGGGTTTAGCAGCGATCAACAGACCACGTTCATCAGTCCACAAGGAGATTTGAATAACTGCAGCTTCCAAAGAAGTTTCGTTCAAATCAGCTGGTGTAGCTGGAATGTTAC